TTTAAAAGGAGAAAAGAAATGGATTGGCAAATAATAATTATACTTTTATTCATGGCGTTCTGTTCTTACGGAACATTTTTAATTATACAAGATAAGGAGAATGAGAAATGAAATTTAAAATTGTATTAAGCATTGCAGTTGCTTTTAACTTACTGCTAACCTTTGGTGTAGCTACCATGCTAGACGATGAAATTAAATTCAATACTGCTACAAATTCTATAGTAAAAGAATCGTTGTTCATGGTTGGAGAAGAAATAGATAGTATTAATGTATCTCTTACAAAAGCAGTAGACTACAACAAGTCTGCGTTTACTTCTATTAGAAATTTAAATGAAGAGATAAACGACCTTAATAATATTACTCATTACTTACAACAAGATAATACCAGGTTGTCTTATGATTTAGAAAATCTTCATAATTTATTATTAGATAATAAAACTATTTATGAGGAGCAGCTTCAAAGAATTACAGACAATTTAATTCTTATTGAAGACCAGACTGAAAAACAAATAGAGCAGGAAGACACCGCTACAGGGGGCTTTGGGGTTCTTACAGGTCAACATGTTCTGCCCATATACAACGAGGAGGAGGAGCAGGACTTACTTAACAAGAGCTGTCCGAAGATTGATAGGTCTGTAAATCTTGGTAATTATATTTCTAACATTACGTTTAACAGAGATGTTAAAGTTGTGTTAAACTATAACATAACACGAGGAGTAGTAGAAAATGTAAGAGTAATAGAAGGACGAGCTACATCAAAGCTACTATCCGTTCTAACTAATTACTTACAAGATGCTATCCCTCAAGATAAACATAGTGATACGGTTGCGATAAACTGTATGCTACCTATAAAGATTGAGGTTTAAAATGATTCATGAAAGTGATTGTGAAGTACGAGTATTAACTCGTGATGAATTTAGAGAGTTTGATAATTATGTGACTATAAATTATGAAGACCTCTATAAAAACAAAGTTGCATATGATGTGACTTACCTAGATAATGACACATTCCAGGTAAGATTATTTCATAATCCAAGTGTAACTTTTGAAGACATTCCTCTTGCTAATTAAAGTAAGAAGAGTATAATTAGTTTTTTAACCAAGCCAAACCTTAGGAGGTAATTATGGCAATACTAGAAGGAGATGCCTATTGGGTATCAGCAACATCGCCCAACACAACTTTTGAACCTGTGTATACAGTTGATTTAGTTGTCGAGGATAGCATAGCAGACGACTTCACAGCTCGTGGATTTAAAGTCAAAGACTTGACAATAAGTGACGAGCCTGTTGGAAGAGCTATTACTATTAAGCGTAAAGTAAACGGTCCGAATGGGATTGTTAGGAAAGCACCAAAGCTTTTTGACAAAAACAAAGTACCGTTAGATGAGCTCGTGGGCAATGGCTCAAGAGTTAAAGTCCAATACAACGAGTGGGAAACTACTAATAAGTATGGTGACTTTAAAGGATTGGACTTTCAAGCAATGCAAGTCCTGGAATTAATATCATACAAAGCTGGAGACGGTGATGAGTTCGATGCTGTCGAAGGTGGGGAGGAGTTTTAATATGATTATAAATATTAAAAACGATGATGGTGAAATCCAATACGATGTAAATCTAATTACAGATGAGGATAAAAAACGTGGAGCAACTGTAACTATTTCTAAGGTAGGAAGTTTAGAAACTATTATAGAAGCTTTACAATTTGCAAGTTCTACACACAGAAGCAACCTTGAAAATCTTTTGAAGGAAACTCCTGAGGCAGTTGTAGAACCTGTGGTTAGTGAAGAAGAAGTTGTTGAAGAGCAATCTGAAACTCCTTCCGAAGACTAACTTTTTCAAACCGTTGCTGGGTACGGAGTTCTCAATAGTGTTATCTCTATCGACATAATTGTTCTCCAAACTCTCCGTACTCAGTAACACTTTAATTTAAGGAGAACAAATTAATGTCAAATAATTTAAAATTTGTAGAGTATCATTTACCTTGCCCAGAATGTAAGAGTAGTGATGCAGTATCAGTTAATGAGGATGGGTCAGCTAAATGTTTTAGTTGTGAAGCATTCTTTCCTAACTACACCGGCGATAAGAAACCCACAGTATCTACGCCAAACCAACAGTCTAAAACTCTTAATGTAAACGGAGGTTCTTTTGGACAGTTAAGTGATAGAAGCATAAGTGTTTCTACTGCTAAGAAGTACGGAGTTAAAGTTGTCTATGATGCTCAAGGTGTTATAGCTCAACACATATATCCGTTTTATATTAACAACGAATTAACAGCTAACAAAATTAGATATGTTAAAGATAAACGATTTAGCTTTGAAGGCTCACCAACAGGCACAGGTTTATTTGGACAGAATTTATTTAAAGAAGGCGGTAAGTATCTAACAATCACAGAAGGGGAATGCGATGCTATGGCAGCCTACGAACTACTAGGTAGTAAGTGGGCTGTTGTGTCTATTAAGAGAGGAGCAGCGAGTGCAGTCAAGGATATAAAAGAAAATCTTGAATATGTAGAAAGCTTTGACAATATTGTATTGTGCTTTGATAAAGATGCTAATGGTGAAGAAGCTGCTAGGAAGGTAGCTACTATCTTAAAACCTGGTAAGGCTAAGATAGTGACATTACCTAACGGATACAAAGATGCTAACGACATGCTTAAACAAAAGAAGTATGAGCATTTTACAAGAGCTTGGTGGGATGCCAAGTTATATACTCCTAGTGGAATCATAAGAGTCTCTGAAAAGAAAGAACAATTCTTTAACAGAGAACGAAAAGAAAGTGTTCCTTATCCGTGGAAAGGTTTAAATAAAAAGTTATATGGTATGAGACAAGGCGAACTCATGACCCTTACAGGTGGTACAGGTTTAGGTAAGTCTAGTATTACTAGAGAGCTAGAGCATTGGATTATAAATCAAACAAAAGATAACGTAGGTATCATTGCATTAGAAGAGGATTGGAAACGAACTGTCGATGGGGTGTTATCTATTGAAGCAGATGCTAGATTATACATTGACCATATCAGAGATGAGTATGACCGAGAAACTTTAGAAGCTATGTATGATAAGACTTTTAGCAACGATAGAGTCTTTGTTCATGCACACTTTGGTACTAATGACATCGAAGCTATCTTTGCAAAGCTCCGATATTTAATTGTAGGGTGTGATTGTAAATGGGTAGTAGTAGACCATCTTCATATGCTAGTAAGTTCTTTAGCAGAAGGGGATGAACGTAGAGCTATTGATAATATTATGACTAGACTTAGAAGCATGGTAGAAGAGACAGGAGCAGGTATCATATTAGTTTCTCACTTGAGAAGAGTAGATGGAAACAGAGGACACGAGAACGGTATAGAAGTTTCTCTATCTCACTTAAGAGGTTCTAATAGCATAGCTCAATTATCAGATTGTGTTATTGCTTTAGAAAGAAACCAACAGTCTGATGATGAATTAGAATCCAGGACAACTAAGCTTAGAGTGTTGAAGTCTAGGTATACAGGAGACGTAGGGATGGCTACCGCATTGGTGTATGATGTAGATACAGGACGATTATCTGAACAAGACTTATCAGAATTAGAATCAACAGACGAGGTAATACAATTTTGAAATTAGTATTTGACATAGAGACAGACGATTTAAAAGCCACAAAAATATGGTGTCTTGTTGCTATAGATGAAACTAATAAAGTATATTCGTATGGACCACATGAGATTGATGAAGGAATAAAACTATTACAATCAGCAGATACTTTAATTGGACATAATATTATAGGCTTTGATGTTCCTGTAATTAAAAAATTAATGAATGTAGATTTGTTTAAAACATGTAAAATTTTAGATACATTAGTTATTTCTAGATTACTTAATCCTAATAAAGAAGGAGGACACAGTCTAAAAGCTTGGGGTTATAAACTTGAATACCATAAAGGAGAATCTCCAGAAGACTTTACTGAGTACAATCAAGAGATGCTTAAGTATTGTATTCAAGATGTTAAGCTAAACAAAAAACTTTATCATCACCTACAAGGTATCGCTAAAGGTTTCTCTAAAGAATCTGTAGAGTTAGAACATGGTGTAGCTAAAATCATTGACCAACAATCTAGGAATGGATTTAAGTTTGATGAACGTAACGCTATGATGTTATTAAGTTCTTTAAACAAACGACAGAAAGAAGTTGAAGAAGAAGTTCATGCAACATTTAAACCTAAGTGGATTGATATAAAAGAAGTCACCCCCAAATTAAAGAAGGACGGTACGTTATCCAAACAAGGTTTGACTGACTACGAGTACGATGATATTAAGAGTAGTAGAAACATGAAACCTTTCATGCGGAAAGAATTAGTTGAATTTAATCTAGGCTCTAGAAAACAAATAGGAGAATATCTAATTGAGTTTGGGTGGAAGCCTAAAAGATTTACTCCTACAGGACAGCCTATCGTAGACGAGAACACCCTTAAAAAGATAGACCACATTCATGAAGCTAATTTAATAGCAGAGTTTCTTTTATTACAAAAACGTATTGCACAGATTCAATCCTGGGTCGAAGCAGTTGATGTTGATGGTAGAGTTCATGGCTTTGTAATTCCTAACGGAGCTATTACAGGTCGTATGTCTCATAGGAATCCTAACATGGCTCAAGTTCCTAGTGTTTATAATCCTTACGGTAAAGAATGTAGAGCTTGTTGGATTGTAGAAGACGATAACAAACTTGTAGGTATAGATGCAAGTCAATTAGAATTAAGATTGTTAGCACACTATATGGCTGACGAGGAGTATATAAATGAAATTATCAACGGAGATATTCACACAGCTAACCAAAGACTTGCTGGATTACAATCAAGAGATTCGGCAAAAACTTTCATCTACGCACTTATCTACGGTGCAGGTGACGAAAAAATCGGTAGTATCATTGGAGGAAGCAGAGAAGAAGGTAAGAGAATGCGAGAACGCTTTCTTGATAGTCTCCCAGCATTTAAATCTCTTAAAGCAAGAATTGATGGAGCAGCTCAAAGAGGATTCCTAAAAGGACTAGACGGTAGAAGAATACATTTAAGACACAAACATGCAGCACTTAATACTTTGCTACAAGGTGGAGGTGCTATTGTTATGAAGAGAGCTTTAATTATTTTAAACGATAAGCTTTTGTTAAATACAGTACCTTACAAATTTGTAGCTAACATTCACGATGAATGGCAAATTGAAACTACAGAAAAACATGCGAACTTTGTAGGTGAGATGGGTGTTGAATCCATAAGAGAGACTGCTAATTATTATAACATGAGGTGTCCTTTAGATGCTGAGTATCGCATCGGAGGAGATTGGAGTGAGACACATTAACAAAGGCAATACAATTAAAAGGTGCACCCTTTGTTTTACTGATTTAACTATCAAAGAAGTTGATTCAGATATAGGAAATTGTTATGTCTCAAATTATAAAAACAAAATCTATAAATGCAATAGTTGTTTTGCTAAATATAATAATGCAAAAAAAAGCAAGTGGAGAAAAGAAAAAATAGTAGGTTCTCCTAGACATTTAAATGATTTAGTAGAGGCAGCAAGAAAA